TTGAGTATCAACGAATCGTTTCTTATCTAAGACTTCACCAGTTTCTTGATCTACTTTAGCGTACCAACCATTGCTTGGCTTAGTGACGAAATTGCCTTCGAGTGCAATATCCAATAAACCAGACCACTTGTTAATGCCACCATCAAAGGATACAGTAACCGGTATTTTAGATTTTTCTCTGACATATCTCGACTTTTCTACATTGATGATAAAATTGTAACCGATAAGTTCTGTTCCATCTTTATCTTGTTGACGACCAAGAATCCAAATTGTATCTGCTGAGTAATAAGAACCAGTGCCACCACCAACGATGTCTTTTGGGAACATGCCGATTTCTTTGTATGTGTGGTTCACAACAATCATTGGAATATCTTTGAGTGTAAGATGTGGCGTAACCATGCGGAACAAACTCTTGATTTGTTTTGCACGACTCATATCAGCAACAGACTTACCTTCGATTGAATCTTCAACTTCTTTCTTTGATGCAAGATTGCCAATTGAATCAAGAATAATAATAACACGATCATTTTTCTCAATCGCTTGAAGTTGATTCATTATATCATGTTTCAACTGTTCAACATCAGTGATTGGCGTGTGTAACACATTGTCCATATTGATGTTGAATGATTCAAAGTAACTTTGCGGTGTACCAAATTCTGAATCATAAAACAAAACAACAGCATCAGGATATTTCTTTTGATACGCTGATGCCATCAACAAAGCAAAGGCGGTTTTAAAGTGCTTCGATGGACCCGCAAACATCGTCAACCCTGGTGTCAAACCACCATCAAGTGAGCCAGAAAGTGCCAAATTAACTGCCGGCACTTCTGTTGGAATCATGTCTTTATCAGTGAAAAATTTTGATTTAGAAAGTATTGAACTATCTTTGATAGTAGATGCTTTCTTTAGTTTATCCATTACGCTCATTTATTTCTCCAATATCTGCGATTTTATCTTTTGGTATTGTAACTTTGTCATCAAAGAACGATTCTAACGTGTTTGATGGTTTTACGTCAACTTTCTTTTTCTTCAAAAACTTTTTGACAGGAGTTGTTTCTTCCTGTTCATTCTTTAGTCTACGATACGTTTGATTTGATGCTATCAATAATAACACAGCAAGTGGGTCGAACACAATAATAATGATAAAGATTACCAATCGAACTGCTTTGTCAATCAAATCACGATCTTGTGTACCGTATACTATCTCGGCAACGTACTTGATAGGTCCCAAGTCTGATTCAGCCTTCTTAACTTCCAAGGATAAAGGTAACTTTTCTTCTGTAAGTTTCTGTATCTCTTTTTGAATCCTTGCATTCTCTGAAGCGATTCTCTCACGGTCTTTCTGTTGGGCTTTGCGTATCTGTGATGCCCTCTCAGCACCTCTTTCGTCTTTCGATCTGCCCATAATTTGATCGACAGATTCATCATACTGACTAAGGTTCTTGTCATTCCTCTCAATGGTCGCTTGGAGTACCTCAATTTTTTTGTCATAGATTTCTACCTTTGCTACAAGTGGTGCTATGCTTGATGAATGTTCAATGTGCGCTTTTGACAGATAGCCAAAGATGCCCATTGAAGTGATTCCCATAAGCAATATCACAGCAATCAAAAAATAAAATTTGAGAGCAGAGAATGTTTCTTTCCAATGATTGTGTACCCACGATACAGTTACAAGTTTTGCTACTTCAAGCACAGAACCCATGATGATAATTGGCCAATACGAACCGGGAAATATCTGAGCAAGACCGATCACTGAATAGTATGCGGCGATACCAGACAGTGCAATTGCAGTCAAAAATGGTAATATGACATGTATCATGGATTATCTTTTGAATGTGGAACATCCCACACTAAAACTATTCGATCATTGCTACCCACATTTTTTGCGGAATGATTTTTCTTGTTATCGAACCAAAACAATGTGCCGGGTTCAACAACAATGCTTTCATCTTCTACAGTATACTCGTAACGGCCTTGTATTGACAAGTGATATCTATCTTTTGTCAAATAATACTTACCAAAATCAGTATGCGTTCCCGTAACACCACCCGGAGGTAATGCAAGAAAGCCAGCACGACGAAATTCTTTGAAGTGTCTCTTCAAGAAACCAATCGTAGCAGTGTGATGATAGTAGGCTGGTGCTGGCATACAACCCTCAAGTTGCATAACAGCCGCTTCACTTATGTAAACATGTGGATCCAAAACCTTACTGTCAGGTAGAGATTGTTGGAAATTCCAATACTCAGGCTTTTCTTCAATCTGTTTCAATATTTTTGAAACATTGATGCCCGTTTTGATGATTCGTATGTTTTTCATCCAAAGAACGATTCAAGTGTTGATTGTTTCTCTGCTTTCCAACCAATACAATTCAAAATCAAACCGATTGGTTCAAGAAAAGTTTTTGAGAACTGCGTATCATAATCAATAAATTCTTGTATGTCAAACTCTTTGGGCAATCTTGTTGGAAAAGAAATGACGGTATCTTTAATTGGATTTGGTGTTTTCAAATAAGTGAACTTGAGTTTCTCACCCTCTTTGATAGATGGATACTTGTTTGTCAGATTCTTTTCTTTGAGGTAATGATTGTAGAGTATGGCACCCTTAACATGAATTGGTGTTCCCTTTTTATATATTGTTTTGGAATCAGAATATTCTGCTAGACCATTGCATCCACGTGGAAATGATACATCTTCTACTGGTAATTCTTTGAACTGCTCACGAAATTTTGCAACAAACTCTTGTACAGTTGCTTCATCGGTATTCACAACCAGATCGACCAATTCATACATCTTATTCCGGACAACGGTAGGTGTTGATGATTTGACCATCTCAAGACCCATGACTTTGAGTTTTGGTTTAGCATACTGAACACCTTCATTGTTGTACACATTCAGAATATATCTTTTCTTTGCAGTCCAGATACCTTTACTTGAAAGTGCTTCACGTTTCATTTGCATCTTTTGGTCGTATGCATGAACATAATCAGCAAGCGTCTGATAACTATTGTCAATAAATGGTTGAATTTTATCTTCACAGACCTTGTCCATGAAGGCGATAACTTTATCAGGCTCTTGTGACGATTTATACACATTGTCCACCAATGGACCAAGATTGAAATAAATCGAATCTGTATCTGAAGCAATAACATAATCTTTATTTGTCTTGAGTACACCATTCATATACTCATTGAGTTTGTTTTCAATCCAACGAATAGACAATTGACCTGCTTGTGTAACAGCCAATGCTTGACGCAAATCATAGAAACGAAAATACTGTGAACCCATTGCACCATAAGCAGAGTTCAATGAAACTTTCTTTGCTAGTTGCAGATTGTTATATCGTGCAATGAGTTTTCCAATTTCTTTTCTCTTTGATTCGTCTTTTTCGTTTTCATATTCTTGCTGAGACTTCAACATCAACTTCTTGAACTTCTTCCGATCTTCATACATCTCAACCATCATCTTAGGCAAAAAGCCTTGTTCATTTGTTCTGAAGAACTGGCCATTTGGTGTGATCGTCACATTCTTCAAAACTGAAGTATCAAGTTTTTGTTCAAGCAAATTTTCTACCGATGCTTCTGCCGACAACTTACGCATCTCATCAGTATAGTTTGAACTTTCTACCAGAGTTTCTGGTGAAATGTTGTATTGCATAATCAAATGCGGATACAGACTATTCAAGTCAAATGATGCAACCCAATTATGTAAACCAATTTGTGGATCTTTGACATAAGCACCTTCAAATGCCTCTGTCTTTTTGGCAACACGGCGTGGTGGTACAACTATCTTGCGTTCAAGTAGATAATTGTAAATCAGAGCATCCCACATTCTTGTCTGAGCAAAAATGTCATCATAATTACACTTCGTATCATAAGCCAGAGTCAGAGCAAGTTCAATCAACTTCAACTTATCTTCAAGTGCAAGAACAAGCCGAACGTCTTTGATGTTATACTCAATAAACTTTTGGTGATCTAACCTGTACAATTGATGAAGGCTGTCATACTCATCGAATGATAGTTTGTTTTCACCAAGTTCAATGTTCGCAATTGTATCTAATCGAAAGTTTTCTACGTTCTTGCCACCTGGTGCATACCATTGATACAGTTCAAGATAGTCAAGTGCAGAGACACCAACGATCTCATAAACGATTTGCTCTTTGCCTTTGAATGTAGTTTTTCTCTCAGAATAAACTTTC